CTGGTGTAACGTATGAACTTAACAAGTCCGATCTATTCGTCAAGTTTACCAATGGTAGCGAGATATGGTTCGCTGGACTCGATGACAAAGAAAGAACCGAGAAGATACTTGGCAATGAGTATGTGACTATCTACCTCAATGAGTGTTCACAGATACCACAAGTATCAAGAGATGTAGTAGTCACTCGATTGGCGCAGAAGGTTAATCAGGTGATGGACAACAGACAGCCATTGACAATGAAGCCTCGTATGTATTATGACTGTAACCCACCTAACAAGAATCACTGGACTTATAGAACATTCATACTCAAGCAAAGCTGTGACACTCGACTATCCTTAGACAGACCAGATGACTATGCATGGTTTCAGATTAACCCACAGGATAACAAAGAAAACTTATCTGATAACTATATTCAAACGCTTGAAGGATTAAGCCAACGCTTACAAAAACGCTTTCTAAAGGGAGAATTTGCAGATGCTACGCCTAACCAGTTATTCAAAGAAGAAGATATTGATAAGTGGAGACATATTAGTGGAGAACTGCCTGATTTTGTGCGTGTTGTTATTGGTGTTGACCCCAGTGGCAGTGGTGATGTGGATAATGCAGATAATGACGCTATCGGAATTGTTGCTGGGGCTTTGGGTACTGATGGCAATGCGTATCTTCTTGAGGATAATACAGTTAAAGCTGGGCCAGCTACTTGGGGAAGAGTAACAACAGACACATTCGATAGGCTAGGCGGTGATGTAGTCGTGGGTGAGATTAACTACGGTGGCGCAATGGTAGGCTCAACGATACAGACAGCCCGACCTAGAACACCATACAAGACGGTGACAGCCACAAGAGGTAAGGCAGTCAGAGCAGAGCCATTCAGTGCGCTCTATGAGCAGGGCAAGGTGCGCCATGTTGGTAACTTTGCAGAGCTAGAAGATGAGCTGACCTCATTCTCTACGGTTGGCTATCTAGGTGAACGAAGCCCGAACAGAGCCGATGCGTGGATATGGGTATTGTCTGAGCTATTCCCTGCAATGGTTAAGCCTCCTAAATCTATAGGTTCATTCGTCATTCCGCAGACTGTGAATCACTACAAAAACAAGTTAAAATAATATAATTGCAAGTTATAACCATTGCATATATTATAAGTTTTGATTATATCCGCTGGTTGTTTCAGCTAAGCTAACGCTGTGAAGCGCTGCTCTTCCTAGGGATAGGAGGAATTCGAGGATGACACATGGCAACAATCAATCAGCTATCTAGGGATATATCGCCAGCACTGGGCGATTCTCTCCCTATATTTTCAAATAGCAATGGCAATACTCAACGCATTACAGTCAATGATCTAGCTGCTTATATATTATCTCTGGCATCGAGTGTTTATGTTGGTGCTACTGGTCCACAAGGTATTCAAGGTGTGCAAGGGCCATCAGGTACTGCTGCCAACGTCATTCAAAATGTCACTCAAGCACAACTTACTGCTGGTGTAGCACTCACTGGCAATAACCTAATCGTTGAAACGCTCACAGCTAATCTAGTCATTGCATCACCTACTGGCATGGTAGCAGGAACATTCTATACATGGAGATTCCAGCAAAATGCTACAGGTGGATTGACAGTCACCTTTCCTAATGGCGTGACTTACGGTAGTGGTATAGCTAATCAAAAACTAATCGTTCAATTTTACTATGACGGTACAGACTTCTTGCAAGTATTTGGGGGCGCATAATGGGGTTTAAAACAGGGGCTAAAAGTCCGTTTACTCGTTTTTTAAGTGCTAGCTTGATGGCAGGGGGAACGCCACCAGCTACAGTGATTAATAGCTATACTCGTGCTTATGTAGCCTCAGTTTCCAGTGTGACTTCATTTACAGAAGGTGTGCCAATTGTATTCACAGTCACGCTTAAAGCGGCGGCATCAGGTTCACTTACATTATTGATAGGCACAACAGGAACGGCAATATCAGGCACAAATTATTCAGCTACACCTACATTTAGCAATGGTGTAACTAAGTTAAATAATGTGCTGTCTATTCCTAATGGAGTGACAACATTTACTATTACCTACACAACGACTGATGTAGGTTATTTTGCGGTACCTAAAACATTATATGTGTTAGTTGATTTTATTATGTCAACAACATTATTTAATTCATCAGCGGAAGTTTGGACGCAGATTACCGAAGCTACGGGAATAACTATTCCTACTGACTTTGTAGGGATGCATCATCATTCTGCCTATTCTGCCTACACAAATATCGCAACTGCAAAACATAGAGCCTTTAGGTCACATGATAATCAAGTATTTTGGTATCAGATTGAACCATCAGTAGGAACATATAGCTGGACTGCGTTAGATGCGTTAATTACTGCTTATCAAGCTAGAGCAAGTAAAACCTTTATGTTCTGTCTATGGGGAACACCTAAGTTTTATGTCATACCTACTCCAAATCAAGTATGGCAAGCAAGTCACGTATATTCAGTAACTACGACAGCAGATACCTATGTCATTAATTCTATTGTAGGCGCATCAAGTAAACAATGTAGATACGCGTGCGTGAAAGCAGGAACTTCTGCATCAGGCGCAGACCCAACTGGCGCATGGCCTATTCGTGGTGCAGGTATTCGCGCTGGTGCTGGAGGGAATACACTTACTTGGTCAGCGGGTACGGTAACAGTAGATGCTAAAACTAATCATGGCTATACAACTGGAGATTGGGTAGAAACAACCTCAAATGCTACAGGTGGCAGTGCTTGGTATGCGTTAGCACAAGTTACTGTGACAGGGTTACAAACTTATACTTATCCATTAGCAGTTAGTCCATCTCCCACTTCTATCAGTGGCTTATTAATGACTACAGGGATTGTAGATGGTACGGCAGTTTGGGTAGCGCGTGACCATGAGTCGGTGACCATTCCAGCCGATGCAAGTCCAGCAGACCCTACAGCAGTTAACACATTTATTGCGGCATTAATGGCTAGATACAATGTTGGCGGTGTGCGTAAAATTAGTATCCTTGAAGTATGGAATGAGCCTGATTTTTCTCATAGCGGTAAAATGTTCTTTAGAGGTACGGCAAGCCAAATGGTTGATATGGTTTGGGCGGCACGTTTAGCTTCTAAAGCAGCAGATGGCGCGACTAATAATATTCCAGTTATAGGTTGCGGATTTACTTATTACTCAGGCGCATCAAACAATAGCCCAACAATATATACAGAATACCTTAATGCAAGTGGAATCACTTACTCTACTAAAACAGGGGTTCAAACCCTCGTAGATGGCGTTTCATATCATGGCTACAATATGCACTGGATGAATGGCTCATCATTGAATGGTATTGGCATGAATGGTACAGGCTATATCAGAAACTTTAGGACACTATTTACTGCGGCTGGCGGTGATGGTGCAAATGTTCCTATATGGTTAACTGAGTGTGGTATTACGCAAGGTTCAGGCGGTTCTCCTACTCCGTGGAATGCTTGGCAGGCTCTTAGTGCTAATGGTAGAAAAATCAATGTTGTGCATGAGTTGTTATTTTATGCTTGTTGCAATATGAAGGGATACTACATTTATGATTATGATGGCAATTATTCGGGTAATTTTGATACTGATACTGTAGATAACTCTAGTGGTTCGCGTGGTGGTCTTGATGAATTTGATACACTCTTTGCAGGTAAGACAATTACATCAGCGTACTTCTCAAACGGATATAAATTAAAAGTAACAATTAGTGGCGTGGATTATATCTATGATGCGCTTACTAATGGAAGCGCTCAGTAATGGCTAATCGTTTAGATGATTTTAATAGAAATGTAAGTCCTTTAGGTACTCCATCAGATGGTGGATCTGCTTGGATTGCTTATGCAGGTGTTTTTAGTACACTTGGGGCAACACAAGCGCAATGTGCTTCAGGTGTGGCTAATGGGGCAACTGTACTAGAATGTAGTAATGCTAATGGTTCTATCCAATTCACTGTAAAAGGTACTGGTGGCTATACCAATAAGCAATCTATGGTTGTGCGTGGTACTGATGCTAGCAATTTTAATTACTGTATGATTGGTTCGGCAGGACTGCAACTAGCTAAAAGAGTAGCAGGAGTTAATACTAATTTTGGTTCTGCTTACGCAACGGCAATTATAGCTACTGATGTATTAAAAATTACAGTAGATGCTTCAAATACTTACAACGTATATAAAAATGGTGCGCTTGTTATTGGCCCAGTCACAGAAGTTGCAAATGCTACTGGAACTCAACATGGATTAGGCGCAACAGCAACCAGTATTGTATTTGATGACTTTTCATTTACAGACCCAATATCAGTTCCTAATGCACCAACCATAGGTATAGCAATCGCAGGTAATGCTCAAGCATCAATTGCATTTACAGCACCAGTGAGTGATGGAGGTTCAGCAATTACTGGCTATACAGCAATATCAACACCAAGTGGAATAACGGCAAGTGGCGCGAGTTCGCCATTGACTGTCACAGGATTAACCAATGGAACGGCATATACGTTCACGGTTCATGCGACTAATGCCATTGGGAATAGTACGGAATCAGCATCATCTAATTCTGTTACTCCTATATCAAAGATTCCAGTAATAACTAATAACCTAATGCGTAGGAGTTCGTAATGCGATACCTTAGAAAAAATACAGCAGTGATTGTAACAGTAGGGCCATTCTATGATAAGACTGATGGTGTTACGATTAAATCACTTTTAACTATCACTAACGAAACTATCGCGCTAGTAGCTGATACAGATGATGGTCTTGTACCAACTATTTTAATCACCCCTGCTTTTGCTTCAACAACAGGTGTAAACGCATTAAATTACCTAAGTTCAGCAGTAGGATTGATGAATATATCTTTTTCAGCGGAAAATACAAACAGATTAGGTCGTATGTTTTTAACTATTACAGATGCCGCCAATCATGTGCCAGTATTCCATGAGTTTATGGTTATCCCTGCAACTGTTTACGATTCACTCTATCTAGGTATAGCTAATAGCAATTCATCTTGGCAGTAAATTTAACAACTCTAACGCAGTGATTGCGCCGAGGACATAATGAGTAAAGAAGAACAATTAGCATTGATTCATGAACGTGCTGTGAATGAGTTTAACTCTATTCAGCAAGCAGTCAATGAAGAGCGCAAGCAATGCTTACAGGATAGGCGTTTCTACTCTATTGCAGGGGCGCAATGGGAAGATGCGCTAGGTGATCAGTTCGCTAATCTTCCACGCTTTGAAGTCAATAAGATTCATCTGTCTGTCATTCGCATCATCAATGAATATCGCAATAATCGTATATCAGTCGACTTTCTGCCTAAAGATGGTAGTGATGACAAGTTTGCAGAAACGCTCAATGGATTATACCGCGCTGATGAGCAAGACTCTACCGCACAGGAGGCCTACGATAATGCTTTTGAAGAGGCGGTCGGAGGCGGCTTTGGTGCTTGGCGTGTTCGTGCTGTTTATGAAGATGAGTACGATGAAGAGAACGAGAACCAGCGTATCGTCTTTGAGCCGATATTCGATGCTGATACGACAGTATTCTTTAACCTAGACGCTAAACGCCAGGATAAGTCAGACGCTAAACGGTGCTGGGTACTTACTTCAATGGTACTCGATGACTATAAAGATAAGTGGGGAGATGACCCGTCTACATGGCCTAAGTCTATCAATCTATCTTTCTTTGACTGGCATAAGGCGAATACCGTATGGGTGGCTGAGTATTATGAAGTCGAGGATAAGACTAAGAAGATATTTATTCTTAAAGGCTTACAAGATGATGAGATTAAACTAGACCAAGAAGAGTACGAAGAGCGCAAGGAAGAGCTAGATGCAACAGGCTATAACTTACAGCGCACTCGCAATGTTAAACGCCCGATGGTGCATAAATACATCATGAGCGGTAATTCTGTCTTAGAGGATTGCGGATATATCGCAGGCAAGAACATTCCTATCGTGCCTAAGTATGGTAAGCGTTGGTTCGTGGATAATATCGAGCGTTGTATGGGTCATGTAAGGCTCTCTAAAGACGCTCAACGCTTAAAGAATATGCAGCTGTCACGGTTAGGTCAGATAGCCTCATTGAGTCCTGTAGAGAAGCCTATCTTTACGCCTGAGCAAATGGCTGGGCATGAAATGGCATGGGCTGATGATAACGTAGAGAACTACCCTTATATGCTGATTAATCCAGTGATGGATGCTAACGGTCAAGAGATGGCGAGCGGTCCGGTAGGTTACACGAAACCGCCTGGCATTCCTCCTGCAATGGCTGCGTTACTGCAAATCACTGAACAGGATATGCAAGACGTTCTCGGCAATCAGCAAGCAGGGGATATTCTGCAATCACAACAGTCTGGCAAGGCTACAGAACTCATCCAAAATAGATTGGATATGCAAGCCTTTATTTACATGGATAATCAGGCTAAAGCGATGAAACGCTGTGGCGAGATATGGCTTGATATGGCGAAAGAGATTTATATTGACGAAGGCCGTGAGATGAAAA